CCATCTTTTTTAGCTTCCTCAATTAAATCTTCATGACCAGGTAAAGCAGCCGATTCAATAGCAAGTATTCGATCTCGCTCTTGTTTTTTGCCAGCTTCAACACCTTCATTGAAGGCTGATTTTTTAATATCTTCTGATACTTCCTGTATAATAGCTTTGGTAACATCAGGAAATTCTTTTTTAATGTAGTCGGCAGTTATTTCCTTTTTGGAAATATCTGCGTTAGTTTGATTTTCTTTATTGCTCATAATCTGATTATTTATTGTTATTGATTGATTTTGTTGATTTAGCATACCCAAAACTTCCTCATAAGTTCCAAGTGCGTCAGCCATATTTCGTTTAACTGCTTCTTTGCCAATCACTACGCCACCACCTCCAAAATCTGCTTTGATAATTTCTGGTGTAATAGATCGATATTTGGCAATTGATTCAATGAAAGTAGATTCAAGATCATCTAACTCTCTCCTGATCTCTGCTAAGCCTTCCTTAGTTTTAGGATCAGGTCTTTTTAGATTTGCATTACTTGAAACGATCTCGATATTTTTATAGCCATCCATATCAGGTTGTTCTTGAACTGGAATTGTTGTTACAACTCCAATTGATCCAACCAAAGCAGATGGATTAACAAATATCTTCTCAGTGGCACTTGCTAACCAATAGGCAGCTGATGATCCATTTCTGCCAATATAGGAATAGATTGGCTTTGTTTGGGATTTATCTGATCTTCCTTTAAAAATCATCTCAGCCATTTCATAAGGGCCAACTGCAACACCACCTGGAGAATCAATATCAAATAAAATTGATGTAACCTCGTTGTTATTTAAAGCCTCACTAAAATCCTTGGCTAAATCTTCTAATGAAGTTCCACCAGCAAATAAGCTAAAAAGAGTTGTTCTGGCTGTTATTACTCCATGAATTGGAATAATTGCCGTGCCATCTCTAATTGAAACCGATCTGCTATTATTTAGTGGTTTTTCTGATCTAGTAGATAGTGATTCCTTTGATATCGCTTTCAAGTAATCAGGTTCAATCGCCCAATATTTACCTATTTTAAAAAGGTCATTCATCTGTTTTTTCTAAATTGATATTTTCTTGTTTTACTTGATTGCTAATGCCAGCTTCTTGCTTTAAGGAATGTTCCTTTAAAATTTGCGGATATTTTCGCTCCCAATCGCCTCCAGTTAAAATTGCAGTTTCTTCAGCTAGAGTAGAAATACCCATATTTACACGAAGCTCTGCTGCTTTAACTTCTTTTAACTGATCAATTTGACCACGAGGCGGGCCAATCCATTGAGCTCCTAAATACGCATTTTTAATTATTGGATTATTAAAAAATCCTGGCGCTTTAAGTAAGCCTTTAGCAATAGCTTCACTAATTACCATTTCATAAACAGGCTGACAAAGCTGTATTGATAACCAACTTCTCCTACTTGAGAAAAATTTCCACGCTTCAACAAGTGCCGCTTGAGCTGCTGAGTAGCTTGCTGTAAAATGCTTTATTAAAATCTCAAATGGCAGTTCTAAAGCTACTCCAACTTGTCGAAGTATCGCTTGCACAAAAGGATCAAATGCTTGATTCGGTCTTTTGGGATCAGCAATTTCAATATTTTCATTAGGCTGCAGATCAAGAATAGCACCTGGTGCTAATTTATAATCTCCGTCACTTTTTTTGGAATATCCTTCATACAAAGGAGTCATCGGCGCTAAACCTTGCTCATCCTCTGATTTCACAAAAACTGTAAACATAGAAGATATTACGGCCGCCATAATTTCTGCTTCCGTATAGCGATCTAATTGTTTTAAACTTTCAATGACAGGTGCTAAATATGGAACTCCTCTTGTAAGCCCTGGTCTGATTCGGTTAAAAATATGAAATACCTGTCTATTGTCATATTTATCAAAGGCAGGTATTTTTACGTATTTTTTAGTTTTCTCGCTTTGGTAATCATCTGGATGCTGGCTGCAAATATGATAAGCAATTGGAGCTCCATTATTATCCATTTGCACACCGGCAGATAATTTGCCATCATCAATTTTGTAATTAGGGTTGCTGACTCTATCTGCCTCTACTAATTGCAAAGATAGATCGATAATTTTTCCAGATCTTGGGACATTTCTTTTTAAGATAAAAATATCACCGCTCTCAAGAACTGACCTTAAAATCAGATTTTGAATTTCTGAAAAACTTTGTGATCTGGTGATATCGCAATCAGCACTTTCTGCCCAATTTCTAAAAATTCGCTCAGCATTTCTTTCAAATTTATCAAATTCAGATTCATCTTTAAAAAATGGCTTTAGAACTTCACGATCAATATGAGATTGAACTTTTAAGCCAGTTCCAACCACATTAGTAACAACTGTGTTTACAGCACCACAAGCAAGCGGAGCATTTCTAAGTAAATCACGAGATCTTTCTCGAAGCGATGGTAAATCAGGTAAAGTAACATTATCAGCAGAGCCATCAGCTATATCCCAACTTTTAGTTTGTCTGCGATCACGCCTTGCACCAACATAACCTCCAGCAATAGAAAGTCTGGCTCTGGCTTCTAATCTTTTTAAACCTTTTTCAGGGCTAAAATAAGATATGGTTTTATCTAGCCAGTTATCAGAAATTCTTAATTTTTTGCTCATGTTGGAGTAATTCCTCTTATTCTAATTCCGCCTCGTTTTTTTCTTTTAATTTGAACTAAAAGTCGCTTTTCTCGTTGTTCTAAAATTGCCAAATCTGCCTTTTTAACTCTTTGACCATTATAGCTTGCTTCCTGAGCATTATTTAAAACATCAGATATGGCTTGCTGTACTTCCGTTAATTGTTCTTCTAAAGATTTCATAAGGTTAATTTATTCCTTTGCTGCGAACTCGTCTTGTTCGTGAAATTTTGCTAGTTTTTTGACTTTGAATATCAGGCTCAGATTCACGAAGAGGGATTTCTGCTAATTTGTGAGCAAGTTTGTTTAAATCTAATTTCCAATTTCTAACTAAACCACGAAGTGCCGCAAAGGCATAAACTCTGCAATCAAGTCCTTCAGTTGCCTGACCTTCTTTTCTTGGTTGCCATGATCTAACTGGCCTGCCTTTAACATATTTGGTTTTTACAACCTCACTTGTTATTTGGTTAAACCATTCTTGATCTCGCTCTATTGGGAAATGCCAATAACCAGCACCTGACTTTTCAATTCTTAAGCGCTGCATTAAAGTTTCCTTGGCATCATTTACGCCAATTACGTAAACTGGTTTTTTAAGTCGTTTATTTTGACTTGCTCTTACTGGCCAGATTGGAACGCCATTGCCATTGGAACTTCCTTTTATGGCAAAGATTCTCTTATGTTTACGCTCGTCGCAGTAATTGATAACATGATCAGTGTAATGACCACCAGAATCTACCGCCACAGCAGTAATTGGGAAATTGCCAAGATTCCTTGAGTGAATGAATGTGTGATTTAAAATTTTATCTAAATCACTCCATAAATCAGGAGTTGATGGGTCACCATAAATTACCTGATAATCAAGCGACCATGATTCTTCATCTTTTCCCCAGCCAACAATTTCTAATTCCAAGCGATTATCTTGAACATCAACACCAGCAGTAATAATTGCTACATCCTTTGGTAAATATTTGCCAAAATTCTCTCTTCGTTTCAAAAGTCCCGTTGGATCGATAGCTTCACCAGACATATCCTCCCAAGTTTCAGCGAGTTTGGTGTTTGTCCAAACTTGAAGTCTTGGTGGGTCTTTATGAACTTCGCTAAATTCTTCAGCAATATCGCCCCAACTTACCCAACCATGAGGTGAGTAAAGCGAAGATAAATGAAAAGATACGACCTTTTTATCAGTATTACTCGCAGTTGCTATCCACTTACCATTTTTTAGAATTTCTGCCTTTTGATGATCTTGCCAGTGTGATTTGCATTTTTTGCATTCATAATAGGCATTTTCTGGATCACCCTTTGGCCATTTGATATTCTTCCATTTTAATATTTGCAGTTCAGAACAATCAGGGCATGGTACAAAATAATATCTTTGATCACCTTCTAAAAATGCAGTTTCAATACGACTATAATTTTTAATAGTCGGGGTTGAGATCATAAATATTTTCCTATTAGAAAATGTAGCAGTTCTTTGAATTGCTAAATTTACAGGATCACCTTCACTTGCTGCATCATCAGGATATCCGTCAATTTCATCTAGGAATAAATATCTAATTGGCATCGATCTTAAACCAACTGCCGAGTTAGCTCCTGTTAAAATCAAAACCCCACCAGGAAATTCTTTCATTAGCATTGTATTGCCAGAATCTCTTGATCTTGGGTCATTAACCTTGTCTTTTAGAGCTGGGCAGTTCTCAATGGCAGGATCAATCCTCATTTTTGAGGTTCTCTTGGCAGTTTCTACTGTTGGATTTACAATTAACATCGGCCCTGGGGCGTGATGAATTACAAATCCCATCCAATTATTACCGCATTCAGTACCGCCAATTTGTGCGCCTTTCATGAAAATTACTTTCTCACATGGATTACTTGGCGATAGGCAATCCATTATCTCCTTTAAATAAGGAGTGCGATCTGTTCTCCACGGTCCAGGTTCACTTGAAGAAATTGATGTTAAAATACGATGATGATCTGCCCACTGGGAAATATTAAAATTTGGATCTGGTTTTAATCCTGCTCGAAAGCTCTTAAAATATAGATCATCATACATCATTTTTAGATAATTCTTCTAAAGCCTTAACTATTTCTGTTTTTAAAATTTCCTTCATTGCAAAAATATCAGTCTTACCAACCAAAGCAGGAATCACTCGATCAGGAATATTTAACATTCTATCTCTAGTCATTCTAGCAGCATTAAAGGCTGATATTTTTACCTCATCTACTGAGATTAATTTTTTAGATTCTTTCTCAAATTGCAGTCTGGTTAATTTAGCATTATAAGCTTCCTTAATAGCTCTGCTTTGTTGATAGCTAGGGCCAACTGATAAGGGGCTTGAAGGAGGAGAAATATTGCTAGAATCCTGTGTTGGTTCTTTTGCTTCAGATTTCTTAATTTGTGCTGGGTCAGTATTTTTTGACCACTCTTTATCCGCTAAATTAGGATCAATTTTACCATTATCTTTCTTGCTGATTCTTCCTTGTTTTATTGCTTTTCTAACT